ATCTCCACATACGGGACATTCATACTCTGGGTAATCTGGGGTACTATACCAATCCATAATATTCTGTTTTTAATTTACCATTACGGTAATGTTCTACAATTACACCAGTTGATAAAGGTACTACCTTGTATGGTCTGATGCTTCTTTTAATTAGGAATTTATCTATTAATTTTTTCATATCTATTCTTCTATTTCGTTAAATACTGCGTGTTCTAAACAATCACCACATATTTCATCACTTAAATAAGATGCTTCAGCACCGCAACAATTACTATACATTTGTTAGGCTTTTAATTAACTGTAATGCTTGGTCTGTTGTCAAGTGTCCATTTGTGTGTAGGTCTTGAATTGCTAATAGTGTTTTGTTGTCTAAAGTTTTCATATCTGTTTTGTTTTAATTAATATAAAGCAAATATAATAATAATTATTAACATATAAACAATTTATTTTATTTTTTTTTTAATGTAAAGCATATTTACCAAAGTTTGGTCTGCTTAATATTGAGTAGGTTGCATAACGGCAAGGGTCAATAATATGGTTATTTTTATCATCTGGAATATTTACCAACGTACCGCTTTTATCCTCTTTCCATTTATAGTTTCTAAATTCACTTATTGCATTTGTTGAGGTGGCTAATATATGTATCTTGTATCTTTTTAATAAATCAATACCAGCATTTACACTATCTCTACCTTTAACACTTGGTAGTATATTGTTTCCCATTGCTCGTAATTCAGATATTAGTCTAGGCTCTGCACTATCCGCATAAATAGGTTTGCTTGTTAAGTTTAATTCTTTAAGGAATTTATGAATATCAACAGTAGTCATTTGTGTTCTGTACAAATGTTCTTGTATATATAAATTATGTCCTTGACTATAAACAGCAACAAATGTTGTAGGGTCATTAGTATATCCAAAGTCCATTCCGTATGCTATAAGCTCTGCTAGTTCTGGTATTTGGTTTACCTCAACATATTTAAAGATAGTGCTTCTACTGGCTGCTCTTTCACCTAAACCGTATATTTGCCAATATTGCTCATCTGTATCTTTTAACCTTTCTATCTCATTTATTATTGATTTTTCAATAAAAGGGTTGTCTAGGTAGGTTGTTTTATAAAAGACACAATCATCTCTAGGTATTAATTTGTCATATATCCAATGGTACTCATCTGATGGGTTAAAATCAAGTATAACCCTATCTTGTGTTCTAAACAACAGTTGCTGCATATCTTCAAAATAAAGTTCGTTCCCCTCATTAACAAATAGCAAGTCACGTTTCCTACCCCTAATCTTTTGTGGCTGGTCTAAAGATATAAATTCAACTAGGTTACCAAATAGGTGATATTCTGAATTAGACTTATTATGATACTGCTCACTATAACATTTATAGTTTTCTAGTATGGCCATAAAATCCCTCATAACAGTTGCTCTTAAACTAGGAAATGATTTACGGCATATCGTTATAATCTTTTTGTTATTATTAGCACAATAGTTAAATATTATCCATAAAAGAATATTGTATGTTTTACCCGACCTTGTACCGCCTTGTTCAACTACAATCTTTTTATCTGTATTGGCTAAATGCTTATAGACTATGTTAGTCTGTATCTTCGGTTTTATCAATTATCTCTATTTGAAAATTAGTAGGCATTCCATCTGCACCAGTTATTTCTTGTCTTTCAATATAACCTCTTTTCTTACCTTTTGTCTTTAGATAAAATATTGTTGCTGCTGTTGAATTATCAGCTATCTGTTTGTGTAGTTGGCTTTCTGCAAAGTCTAGTGCTACATTTTCTATGTCTTGTACTTCTTTAGAAAATACCTCATCTTCTTTTAACCATTTGTAGTATGTGCTTCTAGGTATATCTGCTTTCTTACAAGCTACTGTAACCACTCCTAAACTTTGTTCAAGTGCTTTTAATAAGCTTTCCTTTTTTATGTGTCTACTTTCGTTCATTTATATAATCTTCTAATTTATGTTTTATTTCCCAATTTAGTATTTCTTTTGTATTATTTTTAATGCTTACTGCTTTGTATCTCTCTCCATTTCTTGCTGGTATTATTTTAATATTGTCTGTAAACATTTTAGCTACATCTATTATTTTGTATTCAATATCAGAACTTAAATGCCATTCATTATTTTTGTTTTGGTTTAATATTAACCCTAATGCGTTTACAATATCATTAACGTGTGTAAATTGTCGTGTTTGGTTTCCATCAGATACAACTGTTAGTGTTTCTTTGTTTTTATATTGTGTTTCAAATATCCCAATTACTGTTGCGTATGTTCCTTTTTTAATATGATTTTCACCGTATACATTATAAAAGTAGCATATCTCATAACTTAAACCATACCATTTATTATAGTTTTTTATAAGCTCTACCATTTTAGCTTTTACCCAAGAATAAGGGCTTAAGTTTTCATTGCCACCAAATTTAGAACTACTGGCTGAATAAATTAATTTAGCATTCCATAACTTGCATTGTTCTATAACTATACTTGTACCCAATAAATTTGTATTCATAAGGTATTTTATATCTTTAAACGATGGTACAACTCTTGAATACTCTCCAAAATGGTAAACCACATCTTGTTTATTAAGGTTGCTTATATCGCTTGTATCGCCTTTTATGTATTTAACACCTTTAATATGGTTTTGTTTCGTTCCAGTAAAGTAATTATCCAATGATGTTATTTCTGCATCTGTTGTTTTTTTTAGATGCTTTATTAAATTACTTCCTATATATCCAGCACCGCCAGTTACTAATATTTTCATATTTTATTTTTTTGGTTTACCACCCCATCTGTGATTTGAAAAATGTGCTGCAAGCATTTCGCTAGGAAAATCATTATCCTTAAACATATCTATTTTTTCATTTCTTTTTGGTGCGCCAAATCCATTATATGGATAAAAAGTCTTTATTGGTAAATGTGTTACATCATCTCTACCAAATAATACAGATGAAACAAATGCTGGTCCAGTTTGTACTGATGCAGATTTACTTATATTATTTTTAAACCAATACGGTAATTCTTCTATGGTTTTTTTAATTGCTATATGATTTTTTGGACTTCCTATTACTGCAGTTTCAAATGATTTACTAGACCTTTTTCCTAGAAATGGTTTATCATTTATTAATACATCAAAACTTTGTAAAGGTTTAATATCTGTATCTACATATATACCACCAATTTGGTATAATGCTAATAATCTTACAATGTCAGATAATCCAGCATAACTAGATACTATGTTTATTAGTTCTTGTATGTTTTTAGGCACGTCTATTAAGTCATACAAATTATTATCATCAATAGTTATAAATTCATAATCTGGGTGTATGTTTCTAAACATTACCCACCATTCTTCAAATATCGCTGGCATTGGCTTTTTACCTAACCATATTCTTATAAATCTTTTTGGTGTTGTATTCATTTTATTTTTTTTAATTTCATTCCGTATTCATTTACCTTTTCAAGATTATCCCAATCAATTAATGGACTTCTTATTAACCCGTGTTTAAAGTGTTTGTTCCAAGATACAATATGATGTGGTCTACCAAATCTTATTTTTGTTTCTGCATATTGTGGCCACACTTCTTCAAGGCTTCTTGTTTTTAAAACCTTTTTTTCAAAAGCATTTCCTTTATATAATTCATCTTGATTACCGCCTTTCATTTTAGCTACCGTACTTACTTTGTCTACTGTAAATGCTGAAAACAAAACTGTACACATTTTATTATGTAATGCTTGCAAACACAAATCAACATCTTCATTGTACTTTAATCTCCATCTAAATGGTATGCTGTTACTCATTAGCATAGCACTGTATACGTGTGTATTAACTCTGAAAGGTAAATTGTCACTGGAACCTTTAACAACAAAAGAACTGTAATTAAAACCACTTATTGCTACATTAGTATATCGGTCTGTAAAATCCTCTGCAACCTTAATAGCCATACCAGAACTACAAGGTATCTTTTTTCCTTTTAAAACTCTCCTAAATTTATATATATTATCATCAAACATCCAATGTCTTTTAAAGCCATTTTTTATAGAATGTTCCCAACCAAAATTTCTTGCTGGAAAACTACCCACACCTAAATTTGAAAATGGTAATTTTAATACATATTTTTTACCAACTGATTTACAATAATTATCATATTCTTGTGGCTCAACTAAAATTTTAAAATTAAGACCGTCTTCAATAAAACATTTTGCAGTAATTGGGTTTTCCCATCTACCCTTGCTAACAATATATATTGGATATCTATTCATATTTTGCATCGTATGATTGTCTTTCAATAAAAGGATAATGCGTAGACCAAGTTAGTTTATTTCTTGAAGATATTTGCAATTCTTTTTTCTTTATGAATTCCTCTCTATCTTCTTCATTGTCAAATGATACAACTAATTTTAATTGTTTTTCAGATGCTTCAAATTCTGGCATACCAATCCATTCTGAATTTTCATCTCCTTTATTTACAGTTTCTACAAAATTATTATTAAAATCATAAATATTTAAACCCCAGTCATTGAGGTCTTGTCTTTCCCAAGTATTTGCCAAAACATCCCAATCCCATTGTCCAAAAGCAACATTGTCTTTTATAACAAATTTCTTTTTTTGTTTCTCTGTTAAATCATTTGCTTTTATTATGTAGACT